ACAACGGCGGGAGTTTCGTCCAAACTGGCGACAAGCACCTCGGTTTTTCACGGCCAGGCGCCGCCTGACTCCGCATATCCCTTTCTGATCATCGCCAAGCAGTCAAACCGCCGCACACGTGCGTTTGCGAAGAAGACCGCTTTTGAAGCCGAGGTCTGGATGATCAAGGCCGTGGATCGCAACTCAACTTCAAATCGTGCAGAGTCGATAAGCGAAGCCGTCCAGGCGGCGCTTGTCAACGGCACTTTGACGGTGACCGGGGTAACCGTCGAGGACATCTACCCCACTGGCGACGTGGATTACCTAGAAACGGAAGGCGACCAGACCTACCGGCACCACGGAACGCTCTACCGAATCGTCACCACCGCTTAGGAGGCGACAGATGAAGAAGCAGTACCGAGTGGTGGGAACCGCCGAGGTTCTAGGCCACGCACCGGGCTCAACCTTTGAGGCTGAGATTCCGGCAGAACAGGAAGCCCGGCTCCTTGAGCGCGGGTCCCTAGCAACGGTCAGCAAGTCTGACCCAGTCAAACCCAAAACCAAGATCAAGGAGACCAACTGATGGCGAAGATCGTCCTCAAGGACGCCTACATCGTGGTCGATGGCACCAACCTGTCGGACCACGTTTCCAGCGTCACTCTCGAAGACACCGCCGACGAGGTCGAATTCACCTCGTTCGGAGCCAACTACCGCGAATACGGCCAGGGCCTGAAGACCGCGTCAATCACCCTCGAGGTGTTCCAGGACTTCGCAGCCTCGTCCGTGGACTCGGTCATGAACCCGCTCTACTCAAGCGGCGGCACGTTCAACGTCGAGGTCCGTCCGACCTCGTCCAGCGCCAGCTCAACCAACCCGAAGTACACGATGGTTGGCCGGCTGTTCAGCTACAGCCCGCTTCAGGGCGCCGTTGGCGATGCCAACACGACTTCGGTCACGATCAACAACGCCGGTACTGCAGGACTCGTCCGCGGCACCAGCTGATCTGAAGTGATGTAAGGGGGGCTGGGTCCAGTCCGGGCCCGGCCCCGACCACCGGCTGTTTTTCAGCCACCGACAGAAAGGAGCCAGCCCAGATGGCCAGGCTTTCCAAGGATGCCTTGCTCAAGGCGTCCGACCTTCGCACGAAGGAAATTGAGCTGGAGTCAATCGGCGGGTCCGTGGTTGTTCAGGGACTCTCTGCCGCCTACTCCAATCAGGCGTCCTCAGAGGCGCTTGAGATGAAGACCACAGCACGTGGGGATCAGATCGCCACGGTCAACACTGCCAAGCTGGAGACCATTCAGGTCCTTCACGGCCTGGTTGAGCCCAAGCTGGACACCATCGAAGAGGCCGAGCAGTTCATGCAGAACTGCGGCCCTGCTGCCAAAAAAATCGTTGAGGCCATTGACGAGCTGAGCGGTCTTGACAAGGAGGCCATTGCCGAAGCGTCGGCCAAGTTTCCGAGCAGCGGAGAGGTGGAGGAACGGGCAGTGGTGGGTGATGGAGCTTCCAATGGGAGTTCCGGACCCGATCTTTCTCTGTGAACTAGCCCTCGAGATGGGCAAAAGCGTCTCTGAGCTATGCGACTCAATGAGCGCGCACGAGCTCTGCGTGGTCTGGCCTGAGTATTTCGCCACCCGGCAACGGATGCGCGAGGCCGAAGAAGCAAAACGGGCTTAGCTGCCCACAAGACACACGAAAGGAGGTGACCTAAATGGCCTCACCTGCCGCAATCCTGCAGGTATTCGTCAACGCCAATACCAAGGTCGCCTCCGCACAGTTGGCCGCGTTTGACAGCCAGCTGTCTAGTGTCGGAAAAACCAGTGCCGCGACAGGCGCGGGCATGGGCAAATTTACGAAGGGCGCGGCGGCTGCCGGCGCGGGTGTTGCCGCGTTCGGGGTCGCCGCTGCTGTTGCCGGAAAACAGCTCTACGACCTGGGCAGAGATTTTGACCAGGCTTACGACACGATCCGAATCAGGACAGGCGCTACTGGTCGTGAGCTTGAACGGCTCAAAGGCAGCTTCAAAGACGTGGCCAAGAACGTGCCAAACGACTTTGAGGATGTCGGCAAGGCCATTGGGGATCTGAACACTCGATTGGGCTTGACCGGCAAACCGCTAGAGCGGATGGCCGAAAACATGCTGCACTTGTCCAATCTCACCGGGGATGACCTAGAGGGCAACATCAAGGCCGTGGCTCGGGCGTTCGTTGACTGGGAGGTCACGATCCCCAAGCAAACCAAGTACCTCAACGGCCTTTTCAGGCTTTCCCAAGCCTCTGGCGCGTCTGTCAGCGAGCTTGCGGATTCAGCACAGCGACTAGGTTCACCACTTAGGCAGCTTGGCTTCACCTTTGCCGAAACGGCAGCAATGTTTGCCAATTTTGAACGGGCTGGCGTCAATACCCAAACCATGATGCCCGGCCTCAAAATGGCGATTTCTAATCTCACTCGTCCAACCGAAGAGCTGGCCAAAACAATGGCGACCCTAGGCATTCAGGTCGGCAAACCAGACATTGCATTGCGCCAGGTCTTCAAGCTCCTGAGCAGCAGCAGCACACTCACTCAGGTTCAAAAGACCGGCTTGGCTATGGACGTATTCGGGAAGCGGGCCGGAGCAGACATGGCAGAGGCGATCCGTCAGGGACGGTTTGAGCTTGACAAGTTCCTGCGGATTTTCAGGGACAACAAGGGAGACACAATTGGCAAAGCAGCAGACGAGACTTACGACTTTGCCGAGAACGTCCAGATCCTGACCAATCGGTTCAAGATCTTCCTTGAGCCCACTGCAAACGCAGTAGTCGTATTCCTCGACGAGTTCACCCGCAAGCTCAGGAATGCCTCTAAAGAGGGCGAGGGCTCCAGCAAAAAGACCACGACCCTTGGGACCGTCCTCAAGGTCCTCCAGGGCATCCTTTACGGAGTCGGCAAAGTCTTCCAGATGGTGTTCAGGACGATGGTCCGCATGATCAGGGGAGTGGGGGATGTGGTCAAGCACTTCGTCGGAATGTTCAAGGGCTCTTTTGCCATTGTCACCGGAATCCTGACTGGCAACTTCCGCAAGGCTTGGAACGGCGCCAAGAAGTTCACAAGCAATGCCGTCAAGACGATTGCCGCCCTTGTCAGGACGATCACCGCCCCGTTCCGCTCGGTATTTCAGGGCATCTACGAGATCGTCCGAGACAAGATGAGGGGTGTAGCTCGAGTAGTTGCCGGATTCGTCAACAAGATCATTTCGGTAATCAACCTGATTCCAGGGGTTGACCTAAACCCGCTAAACGAAGGCAATTACTTTGGGGAGGGAACAAGCCAGCGCGGACCTCAGGCGGCTGGGCTTCAACGGGGCGGAGCGCTGATGGGCGGCAAACCTTCCGGCGACTCAATCCCAGCCATGCTTGAGCGCGGCGAGTACGTCCTAAACCGCAAGGCCGTCCAGAAGATCGGCGTCAAGCGGCTAAACGCCATCAACTTCAAGAGCGCACCGAGGTTCCAAAAGGGTGGCTTTATTGACACGTTGACTGAGTTCCCTGGCAAGTTTGTTCGTCCAGCGGTTGACGCTGGAACGGCTGCCCTTGGGTTGCTAATGGACGGACCCGGTCAGTTCATCAAGATGCTGCCAAAGCCCAATCTGCCCGATCCGGTGAAGGGAACTGGACCGTTTGTTATTCGCAAGGCCATTGACTTCATCAAGCGGGTTGCGACCAGCCCGCTCAAAGACAACGAATGGGTGGACAGCCACACCTACGCTGTCGCCAAGTTCCTGGCCAGCAAGTTCAGCGCCTCAATCAGCTCCAGCTACCGCTCACCGGCTGAGAACGCAGCGGTCGGCGGTGTGCCCAACTCTTCGCACACTCGAGGAACGCCGAGCAACCCTGGGGCCTTTGACTTTGTCCCGCCTTCGGGTGGCATGCAGAGTTTTGCTGGCAAGAACATCGCTGGCATTACCGAAAACATGATCCACGACGTTGGATCTGGGCTGCATAACCACATTGCTTTCTTTCAAAAAGGCGGCTTCACTGGCAACATCAACAAGGTCTACCCCGGCATTCAGGCGCCCGATTGGAGCGGCTACAAACTGCCCGGCTACGTCATCGCGGCTCTCGCCCAAGCAGCTGGCATGCCGGGACGCACTATGGAGCAGATGACCCGCGGGGAGTCCTTGGGAAGGCCCGGCTCCTGGGGTCACGACGCCAACGGCTACAGCACGGGCTACGGCCTTTGGGCAATCACTGATCCCTACGCCAATGACCTTGCCGCCAAAGTCGGTGGCTACAAGAACTTCCTCAATCCGGTCCTCAACGCCTGGGCGGCAAACGTGATCTATCGCCGGCAGGGACTCAGGGCTTGGTACGGCGACCAGTACGTCACGGGTGGGAACCTTGACTACACGGGCAAGTACGACATTCGAAAGGCGCTTGGCGGTTACGGCTACCAAGGCGCGCTCTACATGGCCTCAAAGGGTCGACTGGGTGAAAAGCCCAAGGGCAAGGCCAAGTTCGGACCCGACAAGGGCAAGGACAAAGCTGAGAAGGCCAGGGAGACCGCCAAGAAGAAGGCCAAGCAGCGGCGCATCGCCCGAAAAATCGCTCGCATGGCAGCCAAGGGTCTTCAGTTCCCAGGTCAAACAAGGCTGGCTGAGTTTGAGGCTGGTGCCGAAAAGCTGGTTGAGCAGATTGACCTCTACGACCGCGAGGCAACCGCCGATTGGTCACCAGCTGGATCGGATTACGACCAGACTGAGCTGTCATCGCTCATCGCCTACTACACGGACCTGCTCAACAACTACATCGAGCAGCGAAACATCGTCATTGCGGCGGTCAAGGTGCTTCAGGGACGGATCGCATTCTGGGAGGCCAAGATCCAAGCGACCGAAAACCCCGGCGCTGTCATGGTCCAAAACGGCGAGATAATCAAGCCGGGCAAGAAATGGCAGATCAAGGGCTGGCAGAAGGCAATTGCCAATGCCCGCTCAACGATTGGCAGCCTCGGGGAGAAGAGGCTTGCCCTTGAGGGCTTGACCGGCGACGGCGGAGCAATCGGAGACACAAGGTTCACCCTGAAGGAGCTGGGGGCCACAACCAGCCCGACCGATACGGGCGCAGCGGACTCAGAGATTGCCGACCTACTGCGCCAACAGCTCCAAGAAACCCAGCGCGCACTTGCCATCTCCCAAGCCCAGATGCCCATCTTCCAGCAGTTCATGCCCCGCTTCCACCGGGGCGGCATCGTCCAAGGCCCGAACGGCGCAGAGCGGCCCGTCATGGCGCAGGCCGGCGAGGGCATCTTCACCCGCGATCAGATGCGGGCGATGGGCTCGCAGAACATCACTGTGGTCATTGAGGACGCCGCCATTGACTCCAACCGCATCCGGGTCGAGGTCGATGGGGTGATCCAAGACAAGGTCTCAACCGTCCGCCGTCAGGGCTCTAACAGGAGGTTCACCACTAGCCGATGAAGCTGGTTATCTCCGACAACGAGCGGGAGCTGGACGTGCTCTCAGATGCCAACATCCGCCTGCTCCAAGACGGTCTGGATCTCCCGGTGGTCGCTCGAGAGCTGACCTACGCTGAATCAGCTGACTCAGATGGCCGGCGCCGGGTTAGGTCCAAGAACCAGAACGCTGAAGGCCGCATTGGCCTCCACATCTCCGGCACCTCTGACTCGCACTTCTGGGGCAACGTAGACAACGTCGTGGAGCTGGTTGAGTCGGCTCACCGAAACCGCGGCTCAATCGTTTATCAGCCTCCTGGTGGCACGGCGCTGGCCTATGACCTCGAGGCGATAACCGTCACCGGCCTGCCCCAGCCAGGCATTGAACTTAGGAGCCGACGAGCACAGGCTGAGATCAGTTTTGAAGCCAAGCCCTACGGGCGGCTTGCAGCAACCCAGCTTTTCTCCGGCGGCACGCTTTCGGGGCCAATCGCTGGCACGACGGTTGAAAGCGTTGGTGGTCAGGTCATGGCCTTTGGGGATCTTGAGCTGACCGAGGCATCAAGCCAGACCCGTGATTTCGTAGAGATCGGGGTGCAGGCCGACTTTGACCCGACCAACCCCGAGCCCTTGCTGCTGACGGCTGGAACGATGTCAGGGGCGGGTGGCACGCTTACAGTCGTAACCGGAACGGCTGGCACAGCATCTAGGCCGACAGGCGCCTACACGACCTCTGGCGGCAACTCGTACACAATCCGCACCGGCCTTTCAACGACCCCGACGGCCTGCGCCACTACTTCAACTCGTACCCACAAGGGGTATTGGAAGTTGCGGGCTCGAGTGCAGCCGTCAGCTACGGGTGTCCGAGTGCGCCTGACTTGGCGAGTTGGCGACGGGGCCTGGACGGCGGAAAACTGGAAAGTCATTAGCGGCGAAGACGCTTGGGTTGATCTTGACTTAGGCACCATCCAAATTCCCAGTCTTTCTGGCACCCATAAGTTTGAGGCTCGCATTGAAGCTGCCTCTGCGTCTGGCTATCCAAATCTTGACATTGACACTCTTTCGCTGATACCAGCCGACCGTTATCTGCAACTTAGAGGTCGCGTTGTGTCAAGCACAACTACCGCGCTAATAGCCGCCGATGATTTTCAAAGTCACTCCGCTGGCACTCTCAACGGAAAAACACCCCCAATTACAGCTGGTGGAAATTGGACTGGTTCGGGTGATAGCGACGACTTTAGTGTTGTAACGGGCGGTTTTGTCACTCGGTCGGCAACCGGCGATGGAGGTAACGGACGTTTTGCTTCAGCCGGAACAGCCGTTGCGGCTGGCATTGATGTGCGCTGCGATCTTGAGCTGAAGGGTAATCCGGCAATAAATGATGGAGTTGGTATTTTCTGCCGCTATGTAGATACAAGCAATTACTTGCTTGCGATGATTGTGCAAACAAGCGGCCTCCCCGATCTCGCTGGTGCTACTTTTGACCTAATCCTTTACAAAGTCAAAACTGGAACGAAAACTACGCTTGCCGCCTATTCGTTTCCCTTGTCGCCACGACTTACAACATTGCGTTTAGGGGTAAATGCGCTTACTTCGGGTGCAGTCATCGTTTCAACTGGCGATGTAGGTTCAGAGTCATTGACAACCAGAATCAACTTTGCAGGCGATACAGACACTCAAGCTGGTGGAACACTGGATGATGGTCGCTACGGGATTTATCACGTGAACTCTGCGGCAACAGCCAGAGAACATCAGTTTGACAATTTTGCAGCAGTATCGTCTACTGCGCCCACCGACCAACCGGCAGTTTTCTCGGGTCGCAAACTCCAAGTCACAAACGAAGCCGCCCTAACCGCATCCTCTGACGGTGCCTACTTGGCCAACACGCCCGTCCGCGAAGGCAACTACCTGCTGCTCCCACCCGCCACCCGCAACGGCCAAAAGTCCCGCATCGTCGTCAGAGCCCGCCGCGATGACATTGAAGAGCAGTTTGCCGACACCGGCCTGACTGACAACCTCACGGCCAAGCTCTCGGTCACCCCTCGAGTCCTTCTCAAGTAGATGGACGAAGAAATTGCGGTCAGCCTCAACCTGGCAGACGGGAGGGTCATCCGGTTTGGGGGAGACGAGGCAGACGATGCTGATGTGCCTTACGACATCAGCTGG